AGACCAGGACAAGAAATTACTAAAGACAATATTATTAAGAATATAGATAATCCAAATGCGACTTGGATAATAAGATTCTATATTAAAAGTGAATTACCTCTTGAGACATTCCTATCAAAAATAAATTCATATGCAAAAAATGAACCAAGAAGATCAGACACCTACAACGTTTAACAACATAAAAAATGTGGCGTTCACCATATATTTTATTTTGGTTACAATATTTTGTTTTTTTCTTTTTTCATTAATAGAAGAGAAGGATTATGAACTAAAAGAAAAAGAAGAACAGATTCTTGAATATAGTATAATGATTGACAGTTTGATGGATGAACAACATTATTTCCTCGAGTATTTAAAAATTGAAAAACAATGGAACTATCCGAAAGAGAAAAAGATGACATATGGGCAGGAGTAATTGTGATTACTATGGTGTCTTTTTTTATTATCATGAGTTTTATGTCAACATAAACCCGGTGAAGAATTCGGCCACTAACTATATAATGGGCATGATGTGATCCAAGAACTAATCACGGATTCTTTTATTTATACTTGTTGAATATTTATAAAAGATGAGAATTTTAGTCACTGAAAACCAATTATTAAGATTAATTGAAGAATCAAAACCGGGACCCCTTCAATACTTAGGTAAGAAATTAGCAAGTGCCGCTAAAGATGCATTAGGAATGACACCTAAGGTTACAGATCTAAGAGATCTCAGGTTTAAATATTTAAAATTAAAAGATGCAATTGGTAGGTTCAAATATGAGTATATAAAAAAGAATTCATCCAACAAATACGATGAATTGGTCTCAAAATATAAACTTGGATTAATTTCTTCAGATGATTTTATCAAAACTTTAGAGATAGGAACAAGAATAAACTTTATAAAACCCGTTACTAAAGTTTATTCATATAAAGGCGTGAAGTTTAGTGAAAAGGAACACGATGACATTATAAAAATTCTTGATCAAATTGATTACAGGGTAAATAATGGTGGTATAAACACAAATGAGGCCCAGGTACTTGGTTCGTTAGAAATAAAAACAACAAGAGGAAATGAAAGTGATATAATTGGATATAACGATCAATGGGTTGATAATGTTGCCAAACAATATAATTGGGATCAGATATCCATCGATGCTTGGAAGAGTGCTGGTGGATTTGCACCTGACGGAACATCAAATATTTATATCAACCTTCAAAAAATATATTACACAAAACCGGATTTGAGGTTCATATTTTTTCATGAGTTTGCACACATGAAAGATCCGGCAATGATACCATCAGTATCACCTAAATATCGTAAAAATTATGTTCCAAAAGATTTTCCACTCACAAAAAAATATGAATTTCACCAAGCAGAATTGGTTGCAAATAGGGCATCTTTAGTAAATTCTATTGTAGACATAACGAATACTTGGTTAAAAAATAAAGTACCTAAACAAACCATTATATTAAAGTTACAAGAGTTGGTAAAACTTCTTCGACAAGGTAAAATTGATAAAGAATCTGTTGGAAAAGTTATCGGGAACAATGAGGCTGAGGGGTACATTTCAGATAAATTACATATCTTTTTTTCAAAAAAGAAAGAATTTCCTAAAGAAGTAAATAAAACCATAACAGATTTGGTTGTACAAATAGACAGGATTATATTACAACTAAATAATCAAAGATTAAAGGAATCTGTACATTCTTCCGAGTCTATTATGGTGACCCATTTCCGTTAACCAAGATTATATATTGGGCATAATGTGATCCAAGATTTGACCTTGGACTCCTTTGGTATAATGGCAACACTGATGTTTATTATATCCATTATCAACCAACCACCGATTAAATCCAACATCGAACTTGATGTGTTTACCGCATTTTAATAACTGATCCGACCATTCGGTGTTCTCGTTGTAGATATAAAATATCTTAACTCCCCTACTTTCCAACTGTTCAAAGATTATATTGAATTGGTGGAATAGTCTTCTATTATAATCCTCACTATAATCTAAAAGGTGGGTGATGATATCAAACATATGTTTTTCATTAGTCAGGATCTTTCCATTCTCGTCCATACCATCCACATAGAATCTGTTGGTTGATTTGATTTCGTTATCGTTTTTATCGTAGAAACATCCTCTAACGAAATAACTGAAGTTAAAGAATAGGATATCATTTGGTTTGAACTCGAATAGTTTTTGTAGGAGACGATGGAGGATCATTTCGTTGGATCCGCCGGGGAGTATACTGTTATTACAATTATATTCATAACCAATTCTATGGGACAGAAGTTCAACGAAGTGAGGTTCCTTATTTTCTGTGTACCCATAACTGTCCCCGAAGTGATATATTGTGTTCATATGTTTAAATAATAAATAAATTTTGGGATATTGCGAATAATATTATATATTTGGGGTATAATACTAAATTATGGATATGTTTCAATTTATTTGGGGATTCTTAATAGGAATCGGAGTAGGTTTTATAATTGGGTTGCTTATAGCAAAACGAATTGTAAAAGATACAATTAGAAAAGTTTTAAATAATGTGAGACCATGAGCAATTTTAATTTGGTACCAGACAACGGTAGTTTGACAATGAAAGGAAGTGGTTTGGTGAAAATCAAAACCCGAATAAAGATTTATGGTACGGGTACGGAATTGCCGGTGGAGATTACTGCAGACTTTAACAACATACCACATCATTTACACCAATCCTATCTTCAATCCTTAACCTACCAATACAATACATCGGTTAGTGTATATAACAACACAGAAGAAGAACCATACCCAATGACAATTAAAGAGAGACAAAGGGAATGGAGATTGAATAAGATTGTGGATATTATTTGTAAAGGATTAAAAAAATAAAATATGTCAGGAGATATTGAAATGGGTAAATGTGATTTCTGTAAAGAAATTAAACCTGTACAAAGAACGTACTTGGAACCAACCAAATATTCAAAACCCGAACATCCCAACAATGTTAAATTATATAATGAGGGTAATTACTTTTTCATTATAAGAACTTGCAGTGATTGTGGTGAACCAAAAATATAAACATATGTCACAATCAGATGGGATTTTATTTTTTATTGCAATATGGATTCTTGGATTTTTGGCTGGATACTTTAAAGGAAAAAATAAATGATAGACAACATTGAATTAATAAAACCATTATTAAACTTTGAGAAAGAAGGTGACTTCTATATGCTTTATGTTTTCAAACGTAAGAAAGATCAACCAGAGGATGAGAGAGATAATCATCAGTCGGTAAGAACTATTAAAACATATTGTATTGAAAGTATTGATCATCTTAATAGAAGGTACGATGAAATCAAACAGTTATGTGAAATGTTCAAAGCACGTGCATACATTCATGTTCAGAAACAGAATCACTTTGACGTATCATTGAGTATGATGGTTGATCTTGCTCAACGAATTCAGAATGGACAACACAATCAAAAAGGATTGTTTGATAGTGTTGTTGGTCAAATTAAAACACAAGAAAAAAGATGGATTGTTGATTTAGATACAAAGGATGAAAATGAAATTGTAAGAATGACTAAAGTAATCAATGTTACAAGACCTGAAGGTGATAAAATTGAGGCAATTATTCCTACAAAGAATGGTTACCACTTTATCACTAAAAGATTTGATGTTCAGATGTTTGGTAATGTTTATCCTGATATTGATATTCAAAAAAAGAACCCAACATTACTTTATCTTCCAAATTCTTTAAATTAGGAAAATAATATGATACAAAAACTTTCAATAAAAGGATGGAGAATAAACTTTGTTTTCAGACACAAGTTTGAAAAAGAAATGGAACTCCTTGACAAAATGCGTTGGAATAAATACGAACTTGGACTTTGGTTTAAGAAATACAAAGCAATTGGTCGTCCCAAAGAAGGTCCAGCAATAATCGGAAAGGATGCACATTTAACCAATTGTTATATGTTCGGAGTTGAGTTACTCATTTGCAAGTTTTGGATAGACATTTCCTATAGACCACTCACATTAAAGATTGATTAAATTTTAAAAACAAATAATATGAAAAATCAAATGATTGAAACTGAAATTAACTATGACTACATCAATGCTTTGGTAGAAATTGAACAAAAAAAAGCAGAGTATGAAATGGGTCATCCGTTACCAACAATAGCACAAACATTTATTGAACTTGGTCAAAAAAGAGGTATAGCCATAGATATTGAGTATGGCGTATCTAAAAACACGGTTGGATATTTTATTACCGCCTTTGACAAGAGATTATTTCTACCTGATTTATGGATAGAAGATAATTCTCCTTCTAATGTAGCTATGGCTACACAATGGTTTGAAAATATGCTCAACAAATTATCTTCCCCTAACACACAAAACAAATAATATGAAACTATATACAGAAGAACAAGTAAAGAACTTTCTTAAAGAAAGAACATTTATGACAGAAGATGCTATTGATAAATTATGTGCTCCTTTGACACCAATAGAACTACCAAGTTATACAAAGAAGGGATATTGATTCCCAAATCATTTGAATTGGCCAAACAAATGGAACAAGATATTATCTCCGAGTCATGGAACGATGGAAATCTAATTGGAAGGAATGGATGGATCATAGAGGAATATAGCACGGGGAAACAATATTATAAGAAGAAGTATAAGGATAAATGAAATCATTTAAGTTTTTGGATAACAATGGGGATGACTACACCTTAATACCTGATGAAACGGCATCATGGATGTGGCATAATGACTTTATGTTAAGAGATAACATAGAGGGTTACACTTGGCAGTTAAAAACAATTAGGTGTGATGGAATAATCAATTTTTTGAATCAGTTTCCAAATTTGTACATTGTTCCCGTATATTCGATCACGGGGAATAACATTCGTCACGATTCATTTAATCAGGGACACGGCTGGGGTTTTAATATACAAACGGAACATTTAAATATAGAATACTTTCAATTGGTACCAAATAATTAAATAGTTTAGGTGATAGTGTGTGAAGATGGAGAAATATAATAGGATATTTATAAGGATATGGATAAGATTGACACAGAACATAAAAAAGGAATACGTGATCTTGCGATTATGATGGAAATTATCATAAGAGATGGAATGGAGGATATTCATGCGAGTGGTGAACTTGATCAGGAGGATATGAAGAGTATGAACATATCCCTAAGAAATAATTTCTTTACTTATTTAACAAGAACTAATAAATTTGACATCCATGATGTTCACGGTATGTTAAAGAAGGTCATGTTACCATTTCGTGATAAGGTTAAAAATAAACGAAACTTTGATAAAGCACTTTTAAATGCGGTTCACGAATTGAGAACAATATTAAAAGACGCCCTTAAAGACCCGAGTATTTTAAGTATACTATATGCGAGGGTAAAAGGATTTAAGTACGAGGAACCTGAATTTATAATATGAAAATCTTAATCACCGAGCAACAGTATAATAGATTGATGGAAGGGTTTGTGGACATTCCGGTGGAGGAAGATATTACACTTGAACTATGGGAAGATAAGAATAGATTGGAACTATCCACAATAGTAATTCCCAAACATCTAAGAGGTCAGGGTAAGGGAACTGAGATAATGAATAAGGTTATTGAATACTCCGAACAAGTTAACAAACCGATCTATCTAACCCCTGACACCAGTTTCGGGGGAACATCTATAAACAGACTTAAAAGATTCTATAGAAGATTCGGATTTACAAAGAACACAGACCAAGAGGTTTCACATAGTATGGTGAGATATCCTAATTAAGAAAGTCCTCACCTGTAATGGGTGGGGATAATTGGGAGAGAATAGAGAGATAGGTACCAGAAGACAGGAAAGATTTTCACTTCTTTAAAGGTTCACACTTTCCCGAATAGATCCCCTGAAGGGGTCCGTCAGGACCCCGTAAATTACCCCCGATTTATTCCGTCTAACTACCCTGAAAACCCTATAAAATTCCCCCTGTTTTTAGGTACATTTTGTCGTAGTTATTTTATATACAGATATAACCATATAAACTTGTTAAATTCCGTGTAGGATATATACCAGCCACGATTTGGGGAAAAAGTGGGGAAAAGTGGTAATATGTGGGGGATTGACCCTTGCGTGAATTAAGACCCATATTATAAAAATTTATATGCATAACTGTTATTGCGGGGTCCTTCGGACCCCTTCAGGACTGACATAGTGTCCGTTTTCATTATATATACGTATATATTATATGTGTAATACGGTGAGTGTCATACGATTAGTTTCTACTTAACATAATCGTAGTTATAAGACACAATATAACCCCCTCACGTCATACGAACGGGATGAAGGGCCACCGAAGGTGGCCCGTAATTCTGTTTAACTTTTTAAGATCGTTGTTTAAACAACTATTAATATTGTCTGGCAAATGTCATACGAAGTTTTTGCCAAACAATATTGGCGAGGACCAGTCTGACCCCAGTGTTGTCATACGAATGTTGTTTGGCAAAATGGTCGGGTATTAACTAAAGTCGATTTCGTATTTAGCGAACTGTTTTTTTAGGTGATCTTTAATTTCTCTATAAAGGTCCCAATCATCAGTTGCTGTAAGTGGTTTCCCGTCATACGACTCAAATGACGCAGTAAGTGAAATACTATAATCGGGGATGATGGTATTTGTTCGAGGGTCTATCAATGTTGCGGGATTATAGTCGTATTTGCTGGTTGAATATAGATATATACCATTACCCATACCCATTCGTAATACGTATGGTTTCCCTTTGTACATACCCTTGGATAATGCTTTGAGAATTACTTTTCCTCTTTTAACGGATCTTAATCTTTCCTCATCAAAATTATCAGAGAACTTAGCAATTAAGTTTTCAGGGATAACAAGTGTATTACGAATGGCCTGTCTTTGAAAACTATTTAAATCATTAAACGACTTAACCTCTTGTTTGGGTACGTCGAATATGTTTTCCTGTATTGTTTGTCCGTGACCGAAAAGAAACTTCATATCTAATTCCGTCATCAAAGTTTTTGCAACCTGACTTGGAATTACTTCTCTTAAATTAAAATTAAACGAACCATTGTCATACGTTCTAAACCCTTCGATTGGATAATCCACATCTGGCATTGACATTGACATTTTACCATTACCTATGGCTTCATTGGTGAACAGGTGTAATCCATGTTTTATACCTAAGTTATATATGTGTACAAAAATATCGAACATACATGTGGGACTTATTTGTGCACCTCCGTCTAATCTAAAATCAGGTAATATTCTTAAGTTACCCTCATGGGAACTACTTGAGCTGATTGCACATTTTGCTTCAGCGTTTTCAATTCTGAAGTCTAACGATGAAAAGTCTTTTGAAATTTTAAATATAGCCTCTTCAAAATCAACCTTACTATCATTGAATTCAAATTCCTTCTTTGGTTCTTGGTTCTCCCCGTCTTCCATTAGTATGTCATACATCTTGATCATAATAATAAATACTTTTGCCAAACAATATCTACCGTCTTCTTGGATCCTGAATCAGGAGACACTGTTTAATAAAAAAATCCCAAGTGCAGACTTGGGGGTCTACACGTTGGGATTTAACGACCGATATATAATTAAAGGGCTTTAAAACCCTCAAATCATATATTAGGCTGTTGCAAGGAGCTGATTGCGATAAGCAATTGCATTTCTCTTAGAAGAGAAATTCTTGCTGTATTTAGTTCCAGCTACACTTACACGTACACGATAGGATGAACCATCGAAGTACACATTGCTTGAAACCGGTACATAAGTAGTTTTAGTACGACGGTTTCGGTTGGTTGTTGATTTTTTCATATAACATTTGGTTTATATTAAAATATAACATCCAAAAGTCATAAAAAAAAATATCCGGCAACTTTTTTTAAAAAAGTTTTTGCCAAGCAATATCGCCCGATCATCTCCTCCCTCAGGGTTTCTTCTTATATCGAGAACCCCACTTGATGGACATGTATGCATCATACCTGTGTCTCTTCATCCCATTGAAGAGAAAGTACACAAAGTAGTAATCCCAAATCCATTCCAACTCTTTAAAGAACTTCTTCATAAGCATAATTTTGCCAAACAATATCCGACAGACTCATCCTGATCTGAACCGTCAGATATTATTATGATACTCGAGATCTTCTTTGTTTATTGATTCAAGATTGAACTCATCGTACAATTGTTTCAGGACCCTGAGTTCACCTTCAGATCGATACTCTTCTTCAGGGCTGTCGAAATATCCTAAATCAATTCTGTTTGTTAATGAGTCGATCTTAGTAACGATCCACAACATTAAAATGGGTTTATTTATCATGATATAATAGTTTTACAATTTTATGGGACAAAAAAAAGGACTCTTGTTAGAGTCCGTGTAAAGCTGGATGAATCTTTCCTTTTACTCCCCTTGGTCGATACTTACCCTCCTCATCGATGTAGAAGTCAATAATCAATCCAACCACCTTACGGTTAACTCTTGCCACATACAGTGTATATGACCCATCTCCAATTCCTGAACGAGTCACCACACCATTTTCATATGAACCCCACTCAAGTTTTGCTAAAGTGATCTTACACATCTTCAGGTACCAATCGTCCCCGTCTTTGGTGACAGGAAGCTCGAACGGTCTTCCATCATATGTTTCTGTTGGTACATCCATATCAATACCGTCGACTCTGTAAGTTTCCTTACTGAAGATACCGGCCTGACCTGAATCAACACCAATCTCAGCAGAATACTTTCTCCACGTGAGATCCTGATCAAGATAATCCTCGTGGATAGCTGTTAGATACGCAATTCTGTTGCCCCAACCATCTGTTTCCATTTCAGTGGCATTAGCAACATAGGATCCAGGTAATACATTCTTTACAATGGCTTGGCACCAAGTTGGAATGGTGTAGCAGGGATCGGATACTACTACTTCTTTTCCGAGTGTGATTTTGTTTGTCATACGAATCAGGGTTTTAATGTTTCTAATATTCTTTCGTAAATCTTTCTTGTTAAAGAACTGTCCACTGTTCCACCAGGTATTACACGGTCCCTACAGACGATATCACCTGATAAACAATCAACCTCTTTTACCAAAACAGAATCAAAAAGTATTGGAGATGGGAATCTAACAATACCCTTTGTTCCTTTTGATAATCCAACTTGGAGTGCTTCATTTCTAAGCTCTAAGAATTCCATATGATAAAGGTATTACATTAACTGGAATATTCCAAATTAATTTGTGATATTTTTATAGATGCTTTCGTACTTCTTGATATTCTCCTGAATTTCAACATCCATAGCTTTTACTAACTTGGAATATGCTTTATCCATAAAGTCCTGATTGCCAGACAATTTATCAAGATCACCGTCCCAAAACTCGAGGTTATCTACAATGACACGTATATCCTTAGTTGTCTTATCAGTTCTAAAAAATGGACAACGAGCGTAGATATATTCATTACGTACTATGTTGAGCTTGATGTCATCGTTCGTCAGATTTTCCTTGGACCTGATTTGCATGATGATCACTTCAAGATCAGCAAGTTGCTGAATCTCTGTCTTTGTCTTCGTGATTAGATCCTGATATGATTTAACAAACTGACCCAACTTCTTGGATTCCTTATTTGCCAGTGAACTTCCATAATCCATGAACCTGTCGTAAGAACTTTTTTCTTTTTCATTACCTACGACATTTACAAACACACCTTCGATGTTCTTGTTTACTCTACCCATAATTGCAGTTTTTGTTTTTTGTTTTAAAAATTATTTTGCCAAACAATATTGGACATCTCCTCAGATCTGTTGTTCTTGAGATGTTCAATGTACTCGAGAAACGTCATTCCGAATCCATTCGGAACATCGTGCAACCTCCTACCGACATTGAATTCGTTAATCCAATCTTGTTCCGATGGTTGATCCACGGGATACGTGCTTGTCATGATGTTAATACTCATTTGTTATGATTTAACGGTTATAAATTTTTTTATATTCCTTATCGGTCAAGAACCTGAAAGGTGAAGTAATCTTCTTACCAAGAAGCAAGAGTCCCATCACATGGTCAATTTTCTCGATGTCATCAATAAGAGCTCGATTACCCTGTGCAGGATGTTTGATGTTGTTGATTGTTGTGTACAATCTTTCTTCGATGGAATCAACTACATAAGTTGACTCGAAGGTTTCTTTTTTCTTTGCCATGGTTTTTTGTTTTTAAAATTTAGTTACGAAAAGTTTATAATCAACTGTACCGATTTCAATGAAACTAAGGTTATCCGCATTTACACTATCATTATAAATCCAATTGGGATTCTCTCTCGGATTATATTTCAACCTAACACACATGGAGTACGTGTCATACGGATCAAACCCATCAAACTTTACATCTATCGAATCACACAAGATCCATGCACAAACTGTCTTGTGTTCACCGTCAAAGATCTTCTGTGCGGTCTTCTTATTGTTCTTGAGTGTACATCCTTTCATCACGAGCTGCGTTGATGTAGGTGATACATATTCCACCTCACCAGATGGATACTGTATTTTCCATTTCATATAATTCTGACCTCGCCCAAGATTAAAACGAACTTTAATTTTCTTGCTCATGTTTTTGATCTGTGTCATACGAATAATATTAGGAGTTACAAAGATATAACAGGGATACGAATATACCAAATATATCCCTGTTATTTTTTTATATTATTGGATTACAAATTTATTTGTATCCACGAGTTTATTTCGGACCCGTTTAAATTTCAAACCGACAATGACGTTTTTATCATCTCTGTACCTCATGTCATAAAGATCTCCATTGATTACAGGACGACCCCAAAAGGTTTCGGGTACATCTTTAAAAACTACCGCCACCCTGATGTCATTGTTCAACATACTAATACAGTCCTGAAAATTAGAACCACTGTAGGAAAATGTGATATCATAATTCGGATACTTCTTTACCAACTCCAAACGTTTAGCAACCTTTGTGTAATCGTAAAATTGAACGTCAGAAAAGATCTCCAAAATATTTTGTTTGCGACCGTCAACATCTAAGTAAAATGATTCAGGTGAGATGTCACTCGTGTTATTCAGACGTACACTGAAATGAAGATCTTCATTGATCGATCTTTGCCAGGCATTATAGATCTCATCGATCATCCACTTCATAAAGAATTCTCGATGTTCAAAAAACAGTTTTGTCTTCTTGATTCGTGATGCATTAATCTTGTTCTCCTTAACGTCCATTTTATTACGCCCTGATTCATTCAAACACAATTGTGTACATTCAGGGGTCCTTTTCGGACAAACTTCGTATCCACTCATTTTAGCAGGTGCGAGATAAAGTGTGTAAACAAGTTCGTCATACTTATAAGCTTTCTCATGTTTGGTCGAATTGTTAACCATTCCGAGGTATGACAAACCTGTCAACTTCTTTGCTTGTGCAATTGATTTGTATTCCATATAATTTGATTTGTGATACAAAGATATAAATTTTATTTAATTCTACAAAATTAATCCTCAGCTTTAGCAACTTCCTGCATGTCCTCAATAAATTGTGCAACAGATTTAGGGAGTTGTTTCAGGTCATATGACTTGATCATTTTAACAGGTGAATACTCTCCCTCATTTTTCATGTGATAAAATCTATCTTCTTTAGTTAAAGGATTTGTATTAAAACCCTCATAGATCTCGAAAGTATTCTTATCAAGGTCGATAACATAAGCCCACTCACAGAACAAACTATCTGCAGCAAAATCCTCGCTATTGTTCAGCCAAATAAGTTTATCCGTGTCATCCTCATAAACCATGTTCAAAATATTTGCACCATTGTCACGAGTAAGGAGTGGATATTTTTTATGATACTTTTGTGCTTGTTCACCATTCATCCAACCATCAGAAGCGTCGATTTTTGCCAGAAAATTTTCCATCTCCTTTTGCTTCCGTGGACTCTTTTCAATAAATCGGCAACGTTCCAAAGTTTGTTTAAACTTTTCCATGTCGGAGTTCAACAAAAATTCTACAACTGTTACCCCTTGTCCTGATGGATACCCATCCCATTGTCCGTACTGTGCGATCTTGGTTTCTCCGTTTGAGATTACCATCGTGAGGTTTCTTGTTCCCATGTGTGTGTTTATTTAAAGTAAAGCAATGATTTGTTTTCTTTTATCTACGTATTTTACAAGTCGTTTGATAAATGCATCGGCACCCTGTTTGCTCTTGAAGTAAGCAAAGAATTGACAGTACTCACTATCCTCGTCCGCAGATTTAGTAAGAACTTTGTTTTCTTTAAGACGTTCAACAACATCGTAATTACTTTCGCAGTTGTCAAATGTTTCGAGTGCTCTAAGATCTGCAGTGACGGTCCAATGTTTGTCATCACTACCCTTGTACGGTTTCAAACTTTCAGCCTTAAATGATCTCCCTTCTGTTGAGAGAGAATAGAATACTTTGTCCATGGTTATAATGTTTTAGGATACAAATATACTACGTATAAATTGATAATCCAAATTTAATTTGTTAAAATTTTGTGAAGGTGAATTCACCTGTGCCGGGATTCGTTGATATTGTCTGGCAAGTCGAGTAGATCCCGTCCAACCTATTTGCCAAACAATATCCTTAGCTGTTGCTGCGCACAGTAGAAGATGAGGTAACAGCAATAAAAAACCCCCTGAAACCAGGGGGTTTTGACACTTACTAAACCATTAGAAAAAAAACCAAATGTTACTTCTTTTTCACAGTAACGATTTCGAATAGGTTCTTATAGTTGTTATTTATAATTTCATCTTGGTACATCATAGCATCATCTAATGAAAGTTTGGACTTTGATATTTCCCAATTCTTCTTTGTTTTAGATGTCCATACTTCCCAATACTTTTTCGCATCGTCTAATTTGATACGAACGAAAACTTGTTTGGAGTGATCAAACAATGCTTTTCTTTTTTCTGGTTCTACCATACGTTTGTTTTTTTGGTTATGCAAAAGTAGTGAAATATATTAAATAAACAATAAAATATTTTAAATGTTTAATTTTAGGTAAAAAAAAACTAAACAAATCTTTTATCTAATTGATTACCATTGTCATACGAATTGCCAAACAACTTGTGCGATCGGATTTCCCGCTGCGGGTTTTAGGTAATACAAATAAAAAGGGACACCTTTCGGTGCCCCTCTGTTCTTACTAACACTATTCACAACAAACTTAAATCAAACGAAGATTCAACTTCTCATTTTCCCTACGGCGATAATTGTAAATGTCCTCAATCATCACAGAGTAAGCTCTCTTATCACCGCAAAGATGAATTGAACCCGGACGAAGTTTAACCTTATGGATAAATTCATCAAACTTAAATCCCTTCTTCTTCTCGGCAATAGTGAGAATTGCTCTCACAAAGTTTGACTTATTGTACCCCTTTTCAAAGTAAGGTTTAATTTCAAGAAGGTGATTTGCCCACTTCTCAGCGGTTTTCACACTTGCGATATTAAACTTACCTTTTTGGAATTGCTCCGTACTTGGATGCTTTGTTCCGCTATTTTGCAGAAGCATCATTCTTTCGGTAAGTGAGAACATTGGGTACTTATCACCAAACTCTTGGAGAATTTGGAAGTTCTCATTTCCCATTTCGGAGTAACCATGAATATAATCGTTCTTACGAACTTTCTTCTTCCACATATTATATTTGAGGAAGGCGTCAAAGATACCCTTTTTGGTGAGAGGAATTTCCTCATCAATTACATAATACACACCAACACCCGCGAGTCTTGCTGCGGACAATCTATGTTGTCCATCGGCAGTCCAATGAACACCATTCTTATCTTTTCTTGTTACAACAATAGGTTCAGTATAACGAAACCCATTGACCTTCATGTCATCAGCGATTTCACGAATTTGGTTTTGAGATTGAGAATCCGTGATTTCACGATTAACTTTTACGAGTTGAAATCTATCAAGATTCGTTTCGTAGAGAATACTTTTATTCTTACTCATAGTAAGTGATGTTCAGAACACCTGTCCCCGTGTTTGTTGTGAATTTGTTTACGAGTACAAATATATAACATTAATAACTCCAATCCAAATTTATTTTTTTATATTCTGTTAAAATAATGTTAAGGTAATACAAATGATATCTTGATGACACCAGTCTGATCGCCTGGGCTGCCTGGGCAATGTTGTTTGGCAAATTGATCTACTCGAGATCTCCTCACTGTTAATTGCCAAACAAATTTCGTAATCCGATGACGATCGTCAACATCTTGGAAATAAAAAAGGGAGATACGAAATGTATCTCCCAAACAAAACACCAAACACAGATTATGAACAACTAATAAAATATAGTTATATTATTTCAATAAATCAAGTGTACTATCAATCAAATAGTTTTGAATGTACAATAATCTTCTAAACGATCTAATGAAATTCTACCATAGTTTGTTGAACTATAATAACCTTGAACGGAATACCTTTGTTTCCATTTGTTGAAGGACTCCATCATTTGTTTCTTTGATGGATATGTCCACTTGTCGAACTCAATAGTAAAACCATCGGGTGACAATACTTGATACTTTTTATTTTTCATCTTCTTGTGTTTTAATAATTGTTTGTGAATATTCAACCTCAATTCGTGTATCCATATGTTGCATACCACTATATCGGTTTTGTCTATGAATTTCGACAACCGAATGTCCACCAAATGGTTTCCATCCTTCTTGAATAAATTCATTTACTTTTCTTGTCAGTTCTTCGGGAGAACGTGATGATACGATTTTGTATTCCATTGTTATTAATTTAGATTACAAATATACAACGAATAAATTAATATTCCAAATAATAATTGTTAAAAATTTGTGAAGGAAATCAATGGTTTCAGCCGATCTGATTCGGCGCCAATATTGTTTGGCAAGTGAATATGGTCGTCCAACCTATTTGCCAAACAATATCCTTAGCTCACGGTACCACTCGTACCCGAAGTACCCGAAGTACCCGAAGTACCCGAAGTACCCGATCTGTTTGCCAAACAAATTACAATCTGTTGCACATGCGTTGCAGCCAAATTGCACAAAACAAAAAACCCCAGCAAGTGCTGGGGTAAATCAAAAACACTATGAAAACAAAACTAACTTTCCAACTCCAAAAGAGTTTTATATTCTTCTTCGGTAAGGTGTCGTGTATTTTCACTTCTTACTCCTTCCTTCTTCTTAATCAAAATACAATCACCTTGCCTAACAATCTTTTCAATACAACCCTTTGGAATATCAGTTTGAATTGTCCAAGCAATTGCGTCAATTGCCGTGATTTTACTTCCATAATCATCTTCACTACTATACCAACGATTTGTTGTTCTGTTATCGTTTGTTTCAAACACACTACGGGCGTCAATCCAAATCATATACTCTCTATCGGTTGAGGTGTCTTTACACTTTACATAATAAACTGGTTGTGGTTTCCGCCAAGCGTTCTCAACTCCTTTACTCCAAACATCGCCATCTACTTTGTAAAGTTCATAAGTATCGTTGAACTCTTTTGTAATCAACTCACCACTTTGAGTTACCCAAGTAGTTTGTTTCTTCAAAGTTTCCTTATCAATCAATTTAGGTTTGACTTCTTTAACCAATCTTTCCAATCCAAGACAACCAACCGCCACTCGTCTCTGTTCTGTATTACGAAACAATGTGGCAATTTCTTTGAAGGTCATTGGAACAATATCGTTCCAAATATCTTCAATCTCTTTCATTGGACATTCGTTATATTTCAATTTCAAAAGGCGACAACCTTCGTTGTACGGAAATTCAATGTTGTTGATAATAATTTTCATTTGTTTTGTTTTTAATTGTTTTTAATCTTCGCTTGGTCTGTAAATAGTAAAACTGCGACTGACTTGAATTGTAATACCTTTCTTTGTGAACTCCATATCTGTTTCACTATTTTCCAAGTTAGTAGTCCAATTAAACCACTCACTCGCCTCGCCATTAGTATCTTCGTTTGTGAAAGTATGAGTGTCGGCTTCATATTCAAACTTTTTCAAAAGTTTATCAATGATATTAGCTTCATCATTGTTAATCACACAATCAATTTTGTAATTAACATTCTTCTCGCCATCACCGCCATTCATACTACCAATCTTTGATTGTAATACTTCCTTTTCTTCTTTACTCAAAACAACTTCAAAAGTATCAGTAAAGGTTTCACTAAACTCAGCCTGAGCGTCTTTGTGATAATCAAAGTCAGGTTCATCTTCATCATCATTAAATGTAATGATAACCTTACCAGCTTCACCCATATAGTAGCCATCACTATTCACATAGAACTCCACACGCTTAAACACTTCGTCCTCAAAGAAATTTTTAAGTTCTTCTGTTTTCTTATTACTAATCTTCTTTGCTTTACTATCGTAAAAATTAAATTCATAGTCGTTCATACTATCGCCACCAGCGGAAAATTCCATTTCACACTCAGCGACTTTTGCTTCTTTCCAAAGCAACATTTCGGGGGTAAGTTTCAAGTTTTCAGTTTGCATGAATTTTGTTATTAAGTTGTTGAACAATAAGTTTTCCTTCTTCGGTATCAAGTTCTTTTACTCCATTACACATCCAGGGTTGGACTTCCAAATGTTTCAAATAATCTTGTGGTGTTGGTACGAACTTCATACGAAAGTCCTCTGCGATATGTAACATCGCCACATCAACTACATCAACACTTTTGCCATCACTATTAGTGATATTGTAACCAAAAATTTTTGGTACAATAGTATAAGCGAACCAAGTGTTATGAGTAAGGAGCCGTGAACTATTATTGTTCATTGTCGCTTTTGGACTATCAATCAATTCGTGGATAGCGAGGTAATCTTCTACTTTACCACCCCAACGCTTGACCGAAGATTTTGAATGAATGAGAGGATTTGCCATAGTGTTTTGTTTTGTTGGTTAATCCCAAACTCTTTCAATAGTTTGTGTAAATGGATTGTACTCAACTTGTTTTCCCATTGACCACTCACCTTTTTCAATTTTCAATGTTTGGTGTTCATTACTGAATGAGCCGTCAGGTTGTTCGTGTTTCAACAAACTATCTTTTGTTACAACCAGATCAGTAAATTCGGTTTCCGTTTCATCAATTTTGAAATCACCATACAAAGTGTGTTGATTTACTCCTTCACCTTTGAGGAGCGTGTGTTTCTTTTTTGCTTTCATTGTTTAATAATTTAGAATACAAATATAAAGATAATAAATGAATAAAACAAATTTATTTTGTTAAAATTTTGTGAAGGAAGAAGACAGGTGTGGCCCAGTTTTGATATTGTCTGGCAACCCCTTCCACATCTGTCCCTGTCATACGAATCTTTGCCAAACAATATCGGCGCATGCGCACGCTGCGATCGACAGCAACTTCAGAGCATAAAAAAACCCCACCATTTCTGATGAGGTCTTTCTATTATGAACCACTAATGTTTATCTTTTAGTTAATATTGTTAAATCAGACACTTCAAAATATTCATCATTCATATTTTTTGATTCGTAAACTTTTTTTGTGTCAAAATCTTTACCATCATAAAGGGTTGTTGGTAATAAAAATCGATAAACAATTTTACCCTCTGACATTGTTTTCTTTATTTTCATTACATAATTAAATTTAGATGATTTTTTATTTAACACATCTTTTAATCTAACTCTTAATCCTCTATCAACAATATCTACATTAGACTCGTCGATGTTTGTTATACTCTCACATCTAATTGTTTGTATTGTTAATTCACCTTCAATATTTTTTAATTTATTAAAATCGGATTCATCTATAACATAACCAGTAATTTTTTTAAATTCAACAGGGTCTTGTCTAATAGCAGGATATTTGTAATAATTATCTAATTCATCAATTAATAAAACATAATAATTTTTATTCTCAAAATTTAAATTTTTGATTTGAATCTTTGTAAAATTAACCGAACCATAAAACATATAATTAAGTTTTTTTGGGTATATCATATTTTCATTACCCACCCATATTCCCATATCGGTATTATATTTCCATCCAGTTGATTTAAGAATCGGTTGATACTCACCACTCCAAGTTGGGATTGTTGTATTAACTCTGTCTTGTCCGTATGATACGAACGATACTAAAACCATTGTTAATACTAATAACTTTTTCATAATAGATTGTGTTCAGTAAACCTGTCCCCGTGTTTGATTGGTTAGAATACAAATATACAATGTATATAATCATATTCCAAATAATAATTGTTAAAAATTTGTGAAGGTGTCATACGAATCTTTGCCAAACAATATCGGCGCATGCGCGCGCTGCGATCGACAGCAACTTCAGAGCAAAAAAAAGCCCCTCGTAGAAACGAGAGGCGTGGTTAAAAAGATTAACCTAAACCAACATCTTATGTCTTACACCAGTTGAGCCAAGTCATTAAAGATTTCAAGTTCTCTTTTACCATACACATTAAACATCTTCTCATCAGACCTATCATCTTTTGAAACCGAATGTGTAGTGTATTTTGTTACGCCACTAAACAATCCCCAAAGGTTCTCACCCTTTGTTCTCAATTCACCATTAAGGTCAATATAAAAGCGAGAGAGTTTGTTACGAGTAACGGTTGGAATAGCGTCCTCATTTTTCAAATCAATTTCTTTTTTGATATTGAAAAGTTTTCTAATCACATTATCTTGAATAGCGTCATCAAATCTTGTTTCGCTAAACCTAACAATGTTATCAAATACATAACGTTCTTCAACCAATGCGTTATCCAATCTGCGACAAATTTCGTCAATCCTCACATTCATATTTTTGGTATGACGAACCTTTGTTTCCAATTCACGAAAAGCTGCGAAGAATTTATTTTGACAACTAATCGTAATGTTACTGGGTCCAAAAGCAAGTGAAGTTGAGCCGTCAAATGAATTAATGCCAGTCAAATATCCTTCAATCCTATCATTACCAAGAGTGAGGTTATTTGATTTAAGTTGAATGAATACGCGAGCACCTTCTTTGAAGTGTCCACCATTTTTAATCTCCAATCCACTACGTTGAGAAACTTTGTCAAGAAGTTCAATCAGCTCATAGTTCTGAAAAGGGAAATACTCATCACTACGAATAGACAAAGGAACATTCGTATCATCACGAATAATTGCTTTTTGTCCAGGAATTTCAATTCCGCTTTCAGTAACTACATTTTCTGTTCTTACTTTCCAATTAAGACCAGTTTTTTCCAACAGTTCAATAAGTTGTTCGTTCATATAAATTTGATTTAGGATACAAAGATATATCATTTATATTCCTTTTCCAAATTATTTTGAATCTTTTTTTCAGGATCTGCCGGCGTATCCCAATGTTGTTTGGCAAATGTAATACCTCGACTCAAGAAAATTTGTTCCGAACCACTTGCCAAACAATATCAAGCCAGAGCAGCGCTTCTGGTGCAACTGGCACTTCTGAAGCAGCGCTTCTGGTAGATGTAGTACATCTTGCCAGACAAGATCGAGAGCTTTGCGCTAAACTGTATCCTGAACAGCAAAAAAAATCCCCGACTTTCGCCGAGGACCTTTCTAAACTAAAACACAGAACCTACACTTTCTCCATTTCATTCTTCATGTAATACTCCACCATACCTTTCGCTTCACCCATACAATCTTCTTCACCATAATAACCCCAACAACTATCCAATTCCTTTTTGTGTTCGTGTCCGTGGTCACATTCACTTACTTCATATACTTTGTAACCATAAACGTCACCCGTAAGGTATTGGTCATACGTTTCAACTTCACCTTTAAGGTATTGTTCAATTTTACTTTCATCAATCCCATCTTTCTTCACTTTGTCTTTTGATACAAAGATCCAACCAACTTGTCCACTATCCCAACGACAACTAAAACCCGTTGTGTTCATTGTAATACCCGAGTGGTCATAAAGATACAAAGGTAAGATAGTGTGTACATTTTCTTGTTTAATAATTTCTTCTTTCATTTCCTCCCACCCGTCGTAATTGCCAGAACAATAGTCGTGTTTATCACCCAGATCATATCTTCGATGAAAACATACCATTGTACCCAAGTTATCCCATTCCCGAGGACTTTCAGGACTTTGGTCAGGGTAAATTTCAATAAGATACTTTCCGATTCTTTCAGTGTTTACTGTTTCCATTGTGTTTAGTATTAGTAGTTAAAAATAAGGTCAGATACCATTCTTTGTACATTCGGTACGGTTACACAAAGATTATCCCTTGTATTACCCCATTGTTCCCATTCACCTTGTTTGTCAATACAGAACATTGTTTTGGTACCATCAGTCAATTTGAAGTACCCCTTAATTTCTTTACCAATTTTGGTAAGTTTCGTTGTTTTTACTTTTGTTGTCATGTGTTTAAAATTTAGAATTCAAATATACAACTAATAAAATGATATTCCAAAAAATAATTGTTAAGATTATCATAATACATCCAAGATCCCTGAAGACGCCAGATAATATTGTTTGGCAATTCACACCAAGACATCTTGAGTCTCGATCTACATTTGCCAAACAAGATTCAACATCCGGAGAACCTGATGTCCCACTCGTACCCGAAGTACCCGAAATAAAAAACCCCCGATTAATTCGAGGGTTCTTCAATATCACAATGTTCTTTACATTCGGAACATATTGGGTCTTCGGTGTTCCACACTTCAGCCCCACAACAAGTACTAACATTCATGTTATAATTTTTAAATAGTGTAACAATATCCTCTAACAACTTCACAAACATTCTTCATTGTTTTTTCTTTAAGTTTGGGGTATTGTGTTAATTGTTTTTTTAATTTCTTAATTTCTTTTTCAATTTTAGTATGTCTATTAGACATCATAATAATTAAAACATTTTCTCTATCGGCGGTATCACCATCACCCCAATAATCAGTATCTACAATTTCAAGGTACTCATCAATACCGACATTAATTTCTTTATCGGTAAAAAAATTGGTCATCTCACCTTTACCATAAAACATTTTAACGTAATCAAAAAAACTTTTTCTCTCGGTGTTGTTTAATTTCATATAGTTTATTTAGTAGTTATCGTGTAATAGTTTCTCTATCTTATCCCACTCTTTCATTGGGAGAGGTTTTAATATTCCTTCATTAACGTGATTAACACAAATCGCCGAACCAATATCATACGGGTCTTGTGTCAGTACATCATAAGTTTCTTCACCATTGATACTAACACGATATACCACAAAATTGGTTTTCTCAACTTCAACTTGATTTTTCATAGTGGTTTAAGTTTAGGATACAAATATACAATGTATATTGTTAATGTGGTGTTAAAGATCGTTAAAGTTTTGTTATGAAATTTAACCCGTGGTGTGACACGATTTGCCAAACAATTTCCAACTGGAGACGACTCAGGAATTCTTTGGACAAAAAAAACCCCTGACTTTCGTCAAGGGTTAGGGGGATTGGGGGGAACTTGTTAGTTCCAT